ACATTACTTTGTACCGGTGTACCGTTTGTACCGCCTATATTTTACAAAAAAATATTTTTTTATTCTCAGCTCCTATATACTGTATACTGTTACTTCAAACAAAAAACACGGGGCATCCCGTTAAGAATGCCCCGTGGTCCGTGGTCCGTGTTGCAAGCTATTTGATTTCTAGCTCGTAGACTTCTGCCACTCGTGCTCTGCGCTTTACCCGTTTATCACGGATACTGACAATATTTTCAGTTAAGCCGCAAACGTAGCGCCTTCCCTGAACGAGTTGCCAATGCCAGCCTGCCACTACTAACCAGATGCGCTCGCTGTTTCGGTCTTTCACCGAAGCTCTGAGCCATCCTGCTAGGGTTGCACCGTTCGTTCGGTTGAACGTGACGCCCCAGTCGGAGCCTTTTCGTTCGACACAGTTGATGCCATACGTGCGTAGGACACCCAGAACTTCTCCCGTAGAAGTTCCGGTCACGGACCGTCGATTAGAGATATCCCTAATACAACGTGCCGCATCCGCTGTGGTGTAACCGGTTAAAGAACTGATTACAGCCGGACCGCAATAATTATTGCGCTCACGCTTTGTCGAACCGTGGTTGACAGGCTTAATGCGTAGTTTGGTCATAAGACCCTCCCGTAGAAATTAACAATGTGAAACAGCGTACCCTTTTAACCTAAATGTGGTTAAGGGGTAAAAAGGAACCGCCACGGCCCCTCCCCCATAGTATAGCATATAATCCCATACATGTCAAACATAAAATTTTAGAAATTTCTATCGGTCTTTCCAAGCGTCCCAAAAAAGATAGGCCAGCAGGGCAAACCCGCTGACCAGATAGGTCACGATAAATATATCGTCGTACCCTATGTTATTCACCCCTGTTGTATCCGTTTCCAAGCGGCTTGAATTTCGATAGACCGTGCCACGGCTTCGCGGCTATATTGGCCTTCGGCCGCGATCCGTGATGCGTAGAGCGCGACTATTTGATTGAGGTGTTGGACGGCGGTGGGCCAATCCATGTCCCGCGCCACACCATTAATTACATCAGCTTTTTCCATCTTTATCATCTTTCTTGGCTTCGCCATATAGAATGCACTCAGGGCAGGCTGTTTCAAAGAACTCGCACTCTTCACAGCCTTCGACGGGCAGATACTCACTCATTATAATCCTCATCATCGGTTGCAAAACATAAACAAATTACACCGTCTGAACCGCTCTCAACTTCTTCAAAGGGCAGACCAACTTGGGCAAGACGGTCTTTTAAATCCTTTACAGAGAAAATATCTGGGTGATATTTTTCTTTCTGTTCAGCGTACATAGAGAGGTCATCGTCGCACCTATCAATGATATCCTGCGGGCAGGGCATCTTTTGAAACAGGGCTTTTGCCTCGTTATGAATTTCCATAAATTTCTGGTCGGCTTCGGCTTGGCTAATCTCGCCATCCTCATGTAGGTTTTCCGGAGCTAGGGAGGAGGCAATAGCGTCCCACTCATCTATCAATTCTTGTTTATTCATTGCCACCACCCTTTACGTTAGAGAAGAAAACAGTAACGTCTCCCTCTTCATCCAAATCACTATCTACCTGCTTGTAGGTGACATCGGTGCCAGAAACCATTTGATGCAGGTCTTGAAACAGTTTGTATTCGGTTATGTTTCCCTGCCCTTTACCAGCCGGTGCTTTAGACTCAGCTAGTCGCAGAGCGGCTTCATACGCTATATCACCTGAACCGCCCGCATCCATGTTTGGTAAAGAGCCGTCCTTGCCGTATTCCAACATGAAATCCAAAACTATTTTCAAATCTTGCATTTTATTCTCCCGTAGTTAATATAAGACTTATCCCATACCTAACACACAAAGATAGGAGTGTCAAACAAAAAAGCCCCCAGTCTTTCAACTAGGGGCGTCTTTTAATGCTCCGTTCCGTTTTCTTCTGTTAGAGCGTAAGCGGCTGTGCTCATACAAGAGCCCATGAAACCTAATGCGGTGGCCGCGTCTGGTGCGCCCATAGCCATTCTAAATATAAGGGCTTGCATTGCGCCGCCCATTGATGCTCCGCCGTCATAACCTGCAACTTCAAATCGGTTTAACAGGGCTTCCATTTCGTCAGCCGCAGACTGAAAATCTTCCTCCGATTTTGTATATTCATCCATCGTCGCCATCCGTTCCGTATTTAGGGGGTTGGTAACCCTCGCCAGAAATCATGCCAAAAGCTTTCTCTAGCTTTGCTTTGGCGGTTACCATATCACGAGGGATAGACGCACGATAGATTTCAAACTCTTCTTGATAGTCGCAGATAAAATCCTGCATCACTATCGCGGCGGCAAGAGCGGCTTCCATTTGTTCCGCAGTCATAACTTCGCGCAGAGCTTTAACTTTTGCTTCGCGGTCCGCTTCCCGCTTTTCTTGAGCAATCACCCACGGCTCGCGAGTGTCTTTGGTTTTCTTTTTATCAGCCCACATCTTCTTAATAATTTTGGACTGCTTCTTGCGAGCCGAGTCGCTCCATTTCTTTCTAGCCATTTACGTCTCCCGTTTAGCTAATTGTTTAACATAATTCTATATACTCCCATACCTATGGGATGTCAAGCCTAAAAGAAAACCCCCAAGGCGGGGGCAAACCAACCTTGAGGGCTTCATACGGGACCTCTCTTATATATACGCTTACACGCTTATATGCAAGAACTTTTTTAACTAATCAGAAAAAAGTGCCGCTTCTATCTCTTCGTCTGTCATATTATCAAAGTTCATGTCTTCAAACTTTGGTTTTTTAATTGGCGGGGCTTTTATAGTCTTGACCCGCTTATTAACTTTTCTCTCTAATGTTTCCACAGTGACATAGCGGTGCGTACATTCCAGACACTCGCGGTTGCGTCGTATCGTGTTCGCGTGAGCCCTGCTGTTATAAACTTTACTTTTTGATTTACACTTCGGGCATATCATTTCGTTCTCCCTGACAGCACTCGCTTATATACAATTTACAGGCGGAACATTGGATATGTCCGTGGACCGCGACAGGTGGCAGGTTGGTATGGCACCGTGGACACATAGAATTTTCTAAAAGTTCTTGCATCTTTCCAGCCTCTCCAAAGGGTTTGTCAGAAACAGTGGGGCTGTATTGCAGTTCTCTATTTTTAGGCCGTATCATATTCAAGCTCTCCTAAACCGTTGCATGTCTCGCAATCATCCATATATCCTTCAAGATAACCGCCATGATCCCAATCGACAACAGGGCGTTCATATTCCAACCGGCCCTCACCCCCGCATTCTTCGCAAATTTTTTTCTTTGGAGCCCACACCATTAACCAATGGTCCGTGCATAACCAATCCTTACCATCTTTTGCCGTGGCTTTTGCGCCACACAAACTACACATCCTTCCTATCATCCCAGAAACTCCCATCCAATAGCTAAATTTTTTTTAGGCTAAATTTCCGTCTTTTTAAATTAGACCTTATTCTGCATAGATTTTCTATAGACTTCCCAAACAATTTTTAATTGTCCGCTGATAGTCCGGCCTTCTGCCTTGGCGGTCTTTTTGATTTCGGTATAAACCTCAATCGGCACCAGAACAGATTTCCATTTAGTTATATCCATCATTACCTCTCACGTTAAAGCAGATAAAGGGGCCTACTGGAACCGTAGGATGGACCTTATGCGAGATAAATCTCAAAGGTTTCGCGCTGGTGTTCTTCAACCACTCTATCTGTAAAGGACTATATAGGATTGTATATAATATTGCAACTAAAAAAGGCCCCGCCGAAGCGGAGCCAGTTTAGGGAGGAGAAAACCATGAAAAAACTACTTTGCTTCGCCCCAAGATGGGCCGATTTCAACGTCGCATTTGCTTGGCACTTCCAAGGATACTGCATTTTCCATAATTTTTGCAACCTCTTTTGCTTCTTCTGTGCTTTTTACAGAAATAGCAATCTCATCATGTATTTGGATTAGGGGAATGCGTCCGGTTTTGTGAATGTTTACCATAGCTTGCTTGGTCATGTCCGCGGCAGACGCTTGGATGAGCCTGTTTAAAGCTTTATAGGTGTATGCCCGCTTTAAACGGGATGTTTCGCCGTACTCATTTACTGCTTGGTCGTAAGGTAAAGCTTTTGACATACCAAATGTAGCGGGCTCCCATAAATTAAAGCGGCACTTTCGCCCTAATATNGAGCTAACCGCCCCGCCGCTTTTTTTACCATTTAGGTGTTGCATCACCCCGTTCATTAGTCCTTTAACAAATGGGACGCGGTCATGGTATTGCGTGATAAGACTTTTGGCCTCTTCCACTTGGATATCTAGCTGGTCAGCCAGCTTGTTCACGCCCATGCCATACATCATGCCAAGGTTAATTGTTTTCGCTTGCTTACGATTGATGCCCGCCATCTCTGCAACCATCGTATGAAAATCCATATCAGGGTTATGTCTATACCCCTCTACAAACTCCTCTGTACCTCTGAACGGAACATGACCGCGTGAATTGCCTAAAACATGTGCATAATGGACCAAGATCCGTGGTTCCTGTTGCGAGAAATCTATAGCCGCCCATTGCTCGCCTTCTTCCGGCAAAAATAGACTGCGTATCATAGGTCCTAACTCAGGGTCGCGAGCCGGTATCTGTTGCAGGTTGGGGTTAGACATTGAAATGCGCCCCGATACCGTGCCGCCATCGTCAGATCTAATCTGGTTAATGTGGCTATGTATGCGCCCGTCTGACCGGCAATGTTTCATTATGGTGTTAAGAAACGTACCGCTGGTCTTGTTCAGGTTGCGGGCTTCGACTACCAGCTTGGGAAACTCGTGCGGGTGGTCAGACAAAAACTGTTTCGTGAAGGACGGTGCGCCTTTTTCTGTCTTGGGGTAGGCTATGCTTAGTTGGTCAAATGCTTTTGACAGGGATCGTGCCGCCCAAATTTCTACATTTAGTCCGGACATATCCTTTATCTTTTGAAGCGCGGCCTTTTCTCTTTTGAACAGGGCGTCTTTTGTGCGTTCCACCCTGTCTTGGTCTATCCGTACTCCGCGCCATGTCATGTCTATTAAGCAGGGTAATACGTCCAGTTCTAAGTTGGCTATGTTCCAAAGTTTTTGTTTCTCTAACTCTATCTTGAAATGGTTCCAAAGGGCCAACGTCAAAGTGGCATCGCCTTCGGCGTAGGGGCCGACATACATGGCGGGCATCTTCCACATTTCTGACTTAGGGTCGAGCCCGAAGCTTATTGCGGCTTCTCTCAAACCTTTTTCGACTTTTATCTTCTCCAGATAATCATAGGCTACGTTGTTTAAGCTGTAACTAAACCTGTTTTCATCTAGCAGGGATGCGATAATCATTGTGTCGATTATGCGCCCATTGATGGTGAAACCCATCCGGCGTATCCAACCCGCATCATACTGTGCGTTGTGCATGATTTTGTCAGCGGGGCACTCAAAGACCTTCTTTAGCCACTTATTGACTATGCGCTCATCCAGATTACCGCCGTGTTCATGGCGTATAGGTATGTAACCAAACCAGCCTTCAACTGCTATGGCGTAGCCTACAACCTCGCCGTCACCCGTTGCCCATCCCGGCCCGTTTGTTTTGATATTAGGGTCGCGTGTTTCAACGTCGATGGCGATTTGTTCGGCATCAAAGATGTCTGGCAGTTCTGCCGGTGGCACCCACTCTGACTTAGGGGTTTCCATGTGCATCTGAAGCATATCATTTCCAATATATAGTTGCTATTTCCGTCCCCATTTTGAGAACACGCCAACCCTGTTGAAGGTAATAGTCTAATTGCTCAACGCGAATAAAGCGTATGAGGGGTTCTGATTTATTAACTTTTCTATTCTTCACCACCCAGAGCTCCATATCCGCAGATGTCTACCCAGCTATCCTC